AAGTAAACATTATTGACTATAAAACTAATAAAGAGATTAAGACTGAATCTTACAAAGATTGGGAGGGAGTATCTGAAAAAATGCTCTCTCCTGTATCTAGTTTAGATGATTGTAATTTTAATCACTACAGTCTGCAGTTAAGCATCTATATGTACATGATACTAAAGCATAATCCTAAATTACAACCAGGGAAAATGTTTATCCATCATATAGTATTTGAAACAGATGGTGTAGATAAATATGGATATCCTTTAACTAGTTATGATGATAACGGAGATCCAATAGTTAAGGATGTAGTACAAATGGAAATACCATATTTAAAAGATGAGGTAATTGCTATTATGCACTACTTACATGATAACAGAGATAAAATTAAAAAGAAATGATAGTAAAACTATTTGACATACAGAATGGTAAAGTAATTCCTACAGAACATTGCTATACCCTAAAGGCTCTTAAGATGGTTATGGATAACTATCCTGATAATTATATCAAGATATATCAGTACTTATTCTATATGACTTGTCCTAATCCAGATCTAAACCCATTCTTTTATACTCCGGATTTAGATAAAGAGTCTTTAATTCTAGATCAAATAGAAGCAGACTTCTCTACTGAAGATGAAGATATATACATAGCCTTGCAGTTTTGCCAGAGAATGTTTGAAACTCCTACATCTAGAGCATATAAAGGAATTGCATCTATGTTAGATAGATTAGGTAGATACATGGAAACTACACCTATCACACACGGGCGAGATGGTAATATTACAGCTTTAGTAAATGCTGCTAAAAACTATGAAGCAATTAGAGCATCTTTTAAAGGTGCATATAAAGATCTACAGGAAGAACAATCTAGTAGAGTAAGAGGTGGAATAGGAATGGCATATGATCAGTAATGGAGATATTTGAAAACATACCAACCTATGATAATGGTACTTGGACTGTTACAGACTTTTCTTCAAGAGAAGAGTTTGCCAAGTTTTTAAGAGACTTATTTAAAGAACCAGGTAAATATAACTTTGATGAAACTAGCTTATTATTTAATTCTGAATCAAGAAAGTTCAGAGAAAATGGGTATTACTGCGACTCTCCATTTAAATCCAAAGATTTTATCAATTACTGGGATGAACAAAAACTCAGATGTAGGAGAGGAGTTATCTATAAATCAGGAGACAACATATGGTACCTTACTAGAGACTACTACATGTGGCTTAACTTCCTACCAATATTTGATAAAGAACAGCAAATTTTTGACTTTGCCAAAATACGGGATGCACAGTATCACATGGCCCTCTATGAACTATTGGCAGAACTCAACTACAAGCATGTAGCTATTCTTAAGAAACGTCAGATAGCTTCCTCTTACTTTCATATGGCTAAGCTTTTAAACCAGATTTGGTTTGAGTCTGGGGTCACATTAAAGATAGGAGCAAGTCTTAAAGACTATATAAATGAGAAAGGCTCTTGGAAATTCTTGGATGAATATGCTGCATTCTTAAATGAGCATACTGCTTGGTATAGACCAATGACTCCACATAAGGTAATGATGTGGCAACAGAAGATAGAAGTTAGAAAAGGAGATAGAAAGAATGAGGTTGGTCTCAAAGGTACTATGCAAGGTATGTCATTTGAGAAAGATCCTACAAATGGTGTAGGGGGTCCAGTAAAGTTCTTCTTCCATGAGGAGGCAGGTATTGCTCCTAAGATGGATCAGACATATGAGTATATGAGACCAGCAATGAGATCTGGTTTAATTACTACAGGTATGTTTATAGCTGCGGGCTCAGTGGGGGATTTATCTCAGTGTAATCCTCTCAAAGATATGATCCTAAATCCTACTTCAAAAGATATTTATGCTGTAGAAACTAATTTAATAGATAGTAAAGGAACAGAAGGTCTCTCAGGTTTGTTTATTCCTGAGCAATGGTCTATGCCACCACATATAGATCAATATGGTAATTCACAAGTAGAAGAAGCTTTGATTGCCCTAGAAGAGCAATTTGAAAAATGGAAGAAAGAATTATCTCCGGAAGATTACCAGTTAAGGATATCTCAGCACCCTAGAAATATTGAGGAAGCATTTGCACATAGATCAGTATCTATATTTCCTCCACATCTAGTAGCGGCACAAAGAAGAAGAATAGAAGAGAAAGAATATGCCTATGAATTCTTAGATATATTCTATGATGAGAATGGCAAACCTGCAGTAAAGGAAACAAATAAACTCCCAATTATGGAGTTCCCTGTATCTAAAAAACTAGAAGATAAAACAGGAACATTAGTTGTTTGGGAAAGGCCAATTAAAGATATACAATTTGGGGACTATTATGCATCTATTGACCCCGTGTCAGAAGGAAAAACAACTACCTCAGAATCACTATGTTCAATATATATAATGAAAGCTCCTGTTCAAGTACAGAAGGTAACTGGCGTAGAAACAGAAACTTACATTGAACAAGATAGAATAGTAGCCGCATGGTGTGGTAGATTTGATGATATTAATAAAACTCATCAGAGATTAGAACTAATAATAGAATGGTATAATGCATGGGCACTTATAGAAAGTAACGTGTCTTTGTTTATACAGTATATGATATCTAGAAAGAAGCAAAGATATCTTGTACCAAAAGGACAGATCATGTTTCTTAAAGATCTTGGTGCAAATACTAACGTGTACCAGGAGTATGGTTGGAGAAACACTGGTAACTTATTCAAGTCTCACATGCTTAGTTATGTTATTGAGTATTGTAAAGAAGAACTAGATGTAGAAACAAAACCTGATGGAACAATTGTAAGAACTAAATATGGAATAGAAAGAATTCCAGATCCAATGTTAATCAAAGAGATGCAAGAATATGTAGAAGGACTCAACGTGGATAGACTTGTTGCATTTACTGCATTAGTTGCTTTCATGAGAATACAGCAGTCTAATAGAGGATATGCAAGAAAAGTCATTATGGATGATACTGCTAAAAACTTGCAAAAGTCAGAAAAAATGTTTAAATTAAATAGTAGTCCATTTAGGCATATGGGCAGCAACCGTGGATTAACAAATGGGTCAGTGTTTAAAAAATCCCCATTTAAAAATATAAAATAACTATGCAAGTATATAACGCATTACAGTTAAAGAAAGGAGCAAAAGTTGAAAACAATAGGATGGGTACTATTACCCAACCTTTACAATTTTTACCTAAAAAAGAAAAAGATGAAAAGTGGGCTGCTTGGAATCTTGACTGGGTTGAATGGCAAGGATTAAAACAAATCCGCAGAAATGCCAGAAGACTAATGAAAAACTATAAGCTTGCAAAAGGTATCATAGATAGATCAGATTATATTGTAGAAGATAATAATGAGTATAGAGATATAGTAGAATTACTTACAAAGGAAGATGCTTCTGCATTAGAGTTAAAGTTCTATCCAATTATTCCAAATGTTATTAATGTCTTAGTAGCTGAATTTGCTAAAAGATCAACTAAGTTAACTTACCGTGCTGTAGATGAGTTCTCATATAATGAGATGCTAGAGCAAAAGAGAAAGATGGTAGAGGATACTCTATTAGAAGATGCAAGATTAAAAACAGCATCTGCATTAATGGACCAAGGATTAGATCCGGCATCTGAAGAATTTACACAAGGAACATCTGATGAAAAATTAAAGTCTCTTCCTGAAATAGAAATGTTCTTTAAGAAAGATTACAGATCTATGATAGAAGAGTGGGCTACTCACCAACACAAAGTAGATGTAGAAAGATTTAGAATGGATGAGCTAGAAGAAAGAGCTTTCCGTGATATGCTTATTACAGATAGAGAGTTCTGGCATTTTAGAATGATGGAAGATGACTATGAGGTAGAACTTTGGAATCCAGTAGTTACTTTCTATCACAAATCTCCTGATGTAAGATATATCTCACAAGCTAACTGGGTTGGTAAAACAGATATGATGACACCATCAGATGTTATTGACAAATATGGTTACTTGCTTAATGAAGAGCAATTAAAAGCACTAGAGGCTATATATCCAATTAGATCTGCTGGTTATACAATTGGTGGTTACCAGAATGATGGAACATTCTATGATGGAACTAAATCTCATGACTGGAATGTTAACATGCCTTCATTAGCATATAGACAGTATACTACTGCAATGTCAAACTCAGTATATAGTGGAGGAGATATTATTGCACAAATACTTTCTGAAGGAGAAGATTATTATGATCAAGGTATTGCATACTTATTAAGAGTAACTACAATATATTGGAAATCACAAAGAAAAGTTGGGCATCTAATTTCTATAGATGATAATGGTGAAGTAAAGATGGATATAGTTGATGAAGACTATGAAACTACTATTAAACCAATCTATGATACTAGACTAAACAAAAATAAAACTAAAGACAATCTAATCTATGGAGAACACATAGACTGGATTTGGATTAATGAGGTTTGGGGAGGAATTAAAATTGGACCAAATATTCCTAGTTTCTGGGGTATGAATAATCCTGGTGGATTTACACCAATGTACATAGGAATAAATAAAAGCAAACTTGGACCAATTCCTTTCCAGTTTAAAGGAGATAGCACATTGTACGGATGTAAGCTTCCTGTAGAGGGTTCTGTATTCTCTGATAGAAATACTAGATCTACAGCTTTACTTGATCTAATGAAGCCATATCAGATTGGATACAACATTGTAAACAATCAGATTGCTGATATCCTTGTAGATGAGCTTGGTACTATCATCATGTTAGATCAGAATACTTTACCTAAACATTCACTTGGTGAAGACTGGGGTAAAGGAAACTATGCTAAGGCATATGTTGCAATGAAGAACTTCCAGATGTTACCATTAGATACATCTATTACAAATACAGAGAATGCATTAAACTTCCAGCATTTCCAAAAACTAGATCTATCTCAGACAGAAAGATTAATGTCTAGGATTCAGTTAGCTAATCATTTTAAGCAACAAGCATATGAAGTAATTGGTGTTACTCCACAAAGAATGGGTCAACAGATAGCGCAGATGACAGCTACAGGTGTAGAACAAGCAGCTGCAGCATCTTATGCACAGACAGAGGTATTCTTTATCCAACACTGTGATTATCTAATGCCTAGAGTACACCAAATGCGTACTGACCTAGCACAATATTATCATTCAACTAAACCATCTACAAGATTAACTTATATAACCACAGCAGATGAGAAAGTTAATTTTGAGATTAATGGTACAGATCTATTAATGAGAGATCTTAATATCTTCTGTAGTACTACTGCAAACCATAGAGCTGTTCTTGAACAGTTAAAACAAATGGCTATGCAGAACAATACTACTGGAGCTTCTATCTATGATCTTGGTAAAATTGTTCAATCTGACTCTATTGCACAACTTAATACTGTTCTTAAATCTTCTGAACAAAAACAACAAGAGATGAAAGAACAAGAAATGCAACAGCAACAGCAAATGCAACAAGAACAAATTAAATCTCAACAGGAAATAGAGAAAATGAAAATTGATTCTGTTGCTGCTGAGAAAGAAAAAGATAGACAAAGAGATATCTTGGTTGCAGAAATCAGAGCTGCTGGTTATGGATCTATGGCTGACGTAAATAAAAATGAGATGTCAGACTATGCAGATGCTATGAAAGACATTAGAGCTACTCAACAATATCAGTCACAGACTGAACTTCAAAAAACTAAAGATGACAATAGAATGACTATTGACAGAGAGAAGATGAATTTGGAAAGAGAGAAGCTAAATGCACAAAGAGAAGTAGCAGATAAACAGTTGCAAATTGCCCAAGTCAATAAAAATAAATATGACAAAGGTGGATCAACAAAAGATAAAAAATAATATTAGCTATATAGTGCAAAAAAATAATTTTGAGGTGATAAATTTTTGAAGTTTATTGCTTATATTAAATTATAAACAAAACCAACAAATATGGATGAATTAGACAAAGTGCTTGATAAAGATCAAGTACAAGACTCTACAAGAGTAGAACAAGTAGATGTAAACATAGATGAAATGTTTGGCATGCCAGGAGCAGAAAGTGTAATGCTACCAGCAGATGAAGAAAAGCCAAAAACTATGTTTTCAAAAGAAAGTGTAGATACAACGTTCCTTGACAAGACTGTTTCTAAAGAAGAAGCAGAAAAGAAAGAAGAAGTAGAAGAAACTATTGCTGAGTTAGATAGTTTAATTTCTCAAGAAGAAGACGCTGGTAATAAAGGAAGACCAAAGGTTGACAAATCAGGTCTTGCTGAACTTGCAAGTAAAATGATTGAGGAAGGATCTTTAGTACCTTTTGATGATGATAAACCATTAGAAGATTATACTACAAAAGATTTCCGTGAACTATTTGAAGCAAACTTCCAAGAAAGAGAAAATGCAGTTAGAGAAAATACACCAAAAGAATTTTTTCAAGCATTACCAGAAGAACTTCAAATTGCTGCTAAGTATGTTGCAGATGGTGGTACTGATCTTAAAGGATTGTTTAGAACTCTTGCTCATGTAGAAGAGATGAGAGATCTAGATCCTTATGATGAGAATGATCAAGTAGTTATTGCAAGACAATATTTATATGCAACAAACTTTGGTACAGCTGATGAGATAGAATCAGAAATTGAAGATTGGATGGACATGGGGAGACTGGAGAAAAAAGCTCAACAGTTCAAACCAAAATTGGATAGAATGCAAGAGGAGATAATTGAACGTCAACTAGCTGATCAAGAAATTAAAAGAGAACAACAAGCTCAAGCAGCAAAACAATACCAAGATAATGTATATAATACGCTTTCTGCTGGAGAACTTGGAGGAATCAAGTTAGATAGAAAAGTTCAAGGTATGTTATTCTCAGGATTAGTTCAGCCTAGCTATCCTTCTATTTCAGGTAAACCTACAAACTTACTTGGACACTTGTT